CACAGGTTGAGGCGCCCCTGCGGGGCGCCTCGCTTCTCCTACCTCGGCCCTACGGGCCTCGGTAGTGGTCCCAAACAGGTTTCTAACACAGGTTGTATCGCACCCCCCACCCCCTAAATGCACAAAAAGGGGTCCCACTACATTACACTTTATGCTTTGATTTAGACATAGAACCCTGCTAAAAACATTTTGGTACCATGGATTTAAATAAGGTAAATATAGAAAAATTACCTGCGGATGTACGTAAGACCTTTAAACGATTACAACTACTCCATGCAGAAAAAAAGATACAGAATAAAGCTAAAAGTGATTTTCTATCTTTTGTAAAATGCATGTGGCCAGATTTTGTAGAGGGGTCCCATCACAGACACATCGCAGAAAAATTTAATAAATTAGCTACGGGTGAAATAACTCGATTAATAGTTAATATGCCACCCAGACATACCAAATCAGAATTTGCATCTTTTCTTTTACCATCGTGGATGGTGGGCCGTAATCCAAAATTAAAAATTATTCAAGCTACGCACACAGGTGAACTAGCCGTACGGTTCGGCCGTAAGTCAAAACATTTAATTGATAGTGATGATTATAAAAAAATTTTTCAAACAACTTTACAGGAAGACTCCAAGGCTGCAGGTCGTTGGGAAACTTCTCAAGGCGGAGAATATTTTGCAGCTGGTGTTGGCGGAGCCATCACGGGCCGTGGTGCGGACTTATTGATTATTGATGATCCACACTCGGAACAAGATGCATTGTCACCAACAGCATTAGAGTCTGCTTACGAATGGTATACATCAGGACCACGACAAAGACTTCAACCAGGCGGCAAGATCGTCTTGGTTATGACACGTTGGTCAACAAAAGATTTAACAGCAAAACTTATAGCGAACCAAAAACAACCAAAGTCTGATCAGTGGCACGTGGTCGAGTTTCCGGCACTCATGGACCACGGACCAGTGTGGCCAGAATATTGGAACATAGAAGAGTTAGAAAAAGTAAAAGCATCACTGCCTGTGGGCAAATGGAACGCGCAGTGGATGCAACAACCAACATCAGAAGAAGGTGCAATCTTGAAACGTGAATGGTGGAGAGTGTACGACAAAGAAGAGATACCGGCCCTACATCACGTCATACAATCTTACGATACAGCGTTCTTAAAAAAAGAAACTGCGGATTATTCAGCTATTACAACGTGGGGTATATTCTACCCTAATGAAGATAGCCCAGCTAATTTAATACTACTCGATGCAATTAAAGGCAGGTACGAGTTTCCAGAACTCAGGCGTTTAGCTTTACAGCAGTATGAATATTGGAAACCAGAGTCTGTAATCGTAGAGGCAAAGGCCTCAGGTCTACCCCTAACCTATGAATTACGACAGATGGATATACCTGTTATTAACTTTACACCGAGCAGAGGTAATGATAAACATGCAAGGGTAAACGCCGTTGCACCTCTTTTTGAGTCTGGAATGATATGGGCGCCAGATCAAAAATTTGCAGAGGAGGTGGTCGAGGAATGCGCAGCATTTCCTAACGGTGATCACGACGACCTTGTGGACTCTACAACACAAGCTATCATGCGCTTCAGGCAGGGCGGACTTATTGGACACCCTGAAGACTATATCGATGAAAAGAAAGACCCAAAACCTAGGACGTATTACTAATGGCAATAACAAAAATACCAGCGATAATTAAAATGGGAAAAGAAGGTCTCAAAGGAGATCTTAAAAGATTAGCAGAAATCAAAAAAGAATTTGAAAAATATATAAAAGTAAAACCATCTAAAAAATTTGGTAAGACAACTGTTGAATATCCTAAAGGTAAAGGAGCTGTTGATTCACGAGAACTTACTGAAAAATTTAAAGATGAGATGTTTAATATCTACGAGAGAATAAATAAAAAGTTGAGTAAAAAATAATGGCTCAAAAAATTGGACAGATAGCTTACACTCTTGCAAGACAACTTCTTGTTAAAGATAAAGGTGGTATAGCTTCTCTCCCTAGTCCAAAAGAAATTTTAACAAAAGTTCAAGATATGTTCGATATGCTCAAAGCGGGTGGGTACAATCCTGTCTCAGCAGGAAAAGCTATTAACAGCACAGATGATTTAAAAAAAGTTTTAACTGATGTTGAGATGAAACTAACGATTGATAAAAATCTTAGAAGTAGTCAGTCAGAAGGTATTGAAGAGGTCATGAAAAAAATGGACAGAGGTATACCTTTAAACCCTAGCGACCAAGCTAAGATGGAAGGTATCGAAACAGTAGCTGACGATAAAGTTTTAGATGCATTCAAAGGTTTTAAACCTAAAGTTATTCAAGGTGGTAAAGGAGCAGAGACAGAAGCAGAAATGATAGCCAGAATGAATAAACAAAACAAAGACTCTGTTGCAAGACTTAAAGAGAAAAAAGAAAAAGATCTTGGTAGTAAATTAGAAGATTATGATGGTGACCCAGATGCTATGGCAATAGGTGGTCGAGCAGGTTTTGGAAAAGGTGACATAGTTACAAAAGGACTTCCTTTCATAATGAAAGAAATAAACAAGCGGTTTGGTAAAAAAGCAATTACAACTGCGGATAAGATAGATCGTCCTGAGTCAGCACTAAACAGAGAAATGTTTGGAGCGTTTAATGAAAGAGTAAATAGAAAAACTTTAGATGTACCCTCTATGCCGTCGGGATTTCAATTAAGTAGAGAAAAATTATTAAAAAATTTTCCAGAATTAGATGAGTCTTATGCAGATGAAATTATGGCTATGGATAAAGAGTTACAAGGAAGAGTGCTTACAATGCTTAAAGACAGAAGAAAAAATCCTGAAGCTTATGATAAATTGTTAATGGAAAAAGGAGAAACTTTAGATTTTCAAGGTGAGTTTGATAGATCAGTTAGAAGAAGTAAAAATGCACAAGGTGGCCGTATTGGTTTTTCTGGTGGCGGTGCAGGATTTGCTGGTAATCAAATGGAAGGAAAAATTTATACTCGTAGCGAGATGGAAAATGATACGTATGTCAAAAACGATATGCCTGAGTATGTCATGAGTGACACACCTGGAAGTCCACAAGTCTCTATGGGTGAGTTTGGTCCTGTTAATGTAGGAATTTTTGGTGGCGGTGGTTATAGTAAAAATGAAATTGTACCTGGTGTTAATCAAGCAACTACAAATCAAAATTATGGGATTGCTGGACAGATACCTATAGGCGACACAGGATTTACTATTGGTGGTGATTATATGAAATCAAGAGCAAATGATAGATTTACTGGAGACGCTATACCCGGACAAACTTTTAAATCGGTGCCAACAGATAGTGATAGATTTAATGTAGGTATAAATTTTAGAAAACCTTTGTCTGGCGGAATGTTTGGTTTAAGTAAAAAAGACGGCGGTAGAATAGGTTTTGATGAAGGTGGTCCATCAAACAAAGGACGAAGAAGCTTTCTGAAACTGATGGCGGGTTTAGCATCACTACCTGTGGTGGGTAAATTTCTTAAACCTGCAGCAAAAGTTGTAGACACAGCAGGACCAGCAATAGCAGAAGGAGTTAAACTTGGTTTTGATAAGTTTGTAATGTTGGTTAATAAGATTAAAAGCATGGGTAAAAAAACAGATAAAGTAACTCAAACAGAAAGAGAGGTAGGTTATACTTATAAAGGTAAAGATGGTTCTGAGTATGAGTTAGTAGAGGATTTATCAACAGGTAGTGTTAGAGTTACAAAAGATAAACCTGGTTTTGCCATGAGTGGTGATGAAGCTTTTGATACTATTGAAGACAGATCTACATTTGTGCTTAGAAGAAACCGAGCTGATGAAACTACAAAAGGTAGAAAACCACCGGATGAATATGATGAAGTTAAAGAAGTGCCTAGTAGAGATGGTACGTTTGATGATATCGACGAAGTTGATAACAATACAGTTAGAGAAATTTTAGAGGAACTCGGAGAAACTAAAATTAAAAAAGCAGGCGGTGGTCTAGCCTACATGCTAGGAGAATAATGAAAATCGCAGAATACAAACAGATGATGGAGTATCTAACTCGTCCTGGTTTTAACGGCGGTGGTTCTGTTAGAAACAAAACTGTTCTACCTAAAAAGAAACCTGAAGAAGAAGTTAAGAAAAGAAAAATAAAAAACTTTGAGAAAGCAAAACCTGCACTAGAGAATCCAAAAGAAGTTAAAGAGATGATTGATAAACCAAAAAGAGGGTTGGTCAATGAACCAGGAAGCTATTCTGGTCAAAGAATTAAGACAGTAAAAAGTTTAGCTGAAAAAGGTATGGGTTTATTAGATGGTGTAACTTTTGCTAAAGCTAAAAAATTAGTTCAAGACGCTTATAAATTATTAAAATCAAAAAAAGTTCAAAAAGAAACTGACATACCTTTAAAAGGCGCAACAGGATCAACTGACGATTTAAGATATATGAAAAAGACAGGTCGAGAAACTAAAGTTAAACCTGGTGTGGAGTACACTGGAGATAAAAAATTTTTTCAGTTGTTTAATGATTTTAAAGATAGCTTTTTTGGTGGTCAAGTAAAATCTGCTGCAGATAATTTAAATATTGGTTCAGCAACTAAAGATGCGACTAGAACAAAAATTAAAAACACATTTAAAAAGTATGATGAACCTTTGGTAAGTGAAAAAGTTACAACAACTATTTCACCTTCAAAAAAAACTATTAGTTTACAAGAAGCCAAAATAAAAGTTAAAAAAGGCGAGGACTATTTTAATAATATAGAATTACCAGAAGGAGTAAATTTAAACGAGTTCTATACTGTTGATGATATTACAAATATTTTAAAATTAAATGCTAAAAATAGATTCAATGTTTCTAAAGATTTAAATAAATTTTTTAAAAAAGAAGGTTTATTAGATAAAGATAAAATAAAAATAGGAGACATTGCTAAATTTAAATTATCCTCCGCCATTAAAGTTTTGAATGAATCTGGAAAAAGAACTACAAAACAAAAAGGATTAGGGGATTCAAGTTCAGTTGGAAGAAATAAAGAAGAAAAAAGAATTGATCCTGAATACTTTCGTCTTTTTAATGCTTTAAACCAAAGAGGAACAAAATTACAACAAGAAGCCGGTGTATATGTAGGGGGTAGAGGATCTGGGGGACCAATGGAAAGTAGAGGTCACGCTGTAGACTTAAGTGTCGCTAAAAAATACCCAAAACTTTTTAAAAATTCAAATGCAAATAAACCTTCAAGTATTGTGTATCAAGATCCTTTAGTTAATGAAAGAATTTTTCAAAGCTTAGGCTTTGGAACTAAACCAGAAAGAGATTTTAAAATTTTAGAATCTTTTGTAGGTAAAAAAGTAACTCCACAGATTCAATCGCAACTTAATATTATTAAAAAAAATTTTGAAAATAATTATTTTAATCAAGCTCAAACAATATCTAACCCACAAAGATCTAGACAAATGTTAATTAAATCTGCAGAAACTTATGCTGCTCAACAATTAAAAAATGGAAAGAAAACAGCGGCTGAGGCAAGAGAAATTATAGCCAATGCAAAAAATATAGATATGAATTATCTCAATACTTTTTTAAAAAACCAGAAAAACAGAATTCAAAAATTAGATATAGATATTCCTAAAGCTGGACAAACTTTTAAATCAGAAAATTTTTATGCAGACATGTCTGTAGTAAACCCTAATTATGTTGTAGGTAAAATGACAACTATAAACCCTAAAGCAAAAACTTTGAAAGATTTATCTTCAAAAGAAATGGATCTTTATCAGCAAAATGTTGTTAATCAATATGAAGATTATCTCACAGGATTTTATAAAGGAGTTAAAGACAAGGCGGGAAATAGAATGTACTCTAATGAGGACATAATAGATATGACAGATTATCTTCGTTTTGGAACAGGCGGAGGTAAAGGCAGGAATGCTCCAGGTATGCTTAAAGGAATGGAGGAACCTTACGTGCCTAAAAATCCAGCTAATAGAAAAAATTTTGCGGAAGGGGATTTTGTTACAAGTGATGACACAGCCTTTGAAAGATTTTTGAAAGAAGGTAATTTTAAACAAAAGGCTAAAACAGCTTTTAGTGAATTTAAAAATATGGGTAGGGACGCAATTAGTGGTAGTGGAAAGTATCCAAATTTTCAAAAAGCGCTTAAAGCAGCTGCGTTAACTTATAGCCCTACATCTTTAACACTTGGATTTCCAGGCCTATATGAAGGTATGGTTCCGAGGTTACTTAAAGATCCCACAGATTTAGCAGCACAAGCTGAATTATCCTTTATACCCATGGCAACTAAAGGAATAGAAACTTTATTCAAAAATAAAAACTTACAAAGACTTTTAAGTCTTGGATTTAAACCAAAATCAATTTATAAAAGAGCTTTACCTTTTTACGCAGCTTTACCTGCAGTTGCACTACAAAAAATTTACAAAGATAGAAACTTGCCTATTGAACAAAGAAGTTATGAAGCAGGAAAAATAGACAGGTTGTTAAAAGAAAAACAAGACTATTATACTAAAGGAGAGATGGAAGAAGTGCCACCTCCTCCATTCAGTAGAGTGACAGCATCCTCGCCTAAGTATGATTTTGCAGGTGGCGGTATAGCTAAATTAGCAGGTAAACCATCAGGACCAGCACCAGAATCAGGACCTACACCACAGGGCTTGGATTTTTTAATGAAACGTGGTAGATAATTACAGGAGTTTAAATGGCAGATATAGATAAAGGACTTCCTAACACTCGTACCGAGGTTAAAGTTCCGGGCGAAGAGGTCGAGATAAAGGAAGAAATAAAAGAACAACAACCCGTTGAAGTTACACCCGAAGAAGACGGTGGTGCAACGATTGACTTTGAACCAGGTGCAATTAACATACCTGGCACTGAGTCTCATTTTGATAATCTTTCAGATATTTTACCTGATGATGTTTTAGAACCTTTAGGTTCAGAATTAAAAACAAATTACATGGACTACAAGATGTCCAGAAAAGATTGGGAAAAATCTTATACAGAAGGACTTGACCTATTAGGATTTAAATACGAAAATAGAACGGAGCCGTTTCAAGGAGCTTCAGGTGCCACGCACCCTGTATTAGCCGAAGCTGTTACACAGTTTCAAGCTACAGCATACAAAGAGTTATTACCAAGTGACGGCCCAGTAAGAACACAAATTTTAGGTGTACCATCACCAGCGAAAGAACAACAATCGCAAAGAGTAAAAGATTTCATGAACTATCAGATCATGGATCAGATGAAAGAATATGAGCCAGAGTTTGACTCTATGTTATTTCATTTACCCCTAGCAGGATCTACATTTAAAAAAATTTATTATGATTCAATGATGGGTAGAGCGGTATCTAAGTTTGTACCCGCTGATGATTTAATCGTACCCTACACAGCAAACAGTTTAGATGATGCAGATGCAATCATACATGTTATTAAGATATCTGAAAACGATTTAAGAAAACAACAAGTTGCAGGGTTTTATTCTGATGTAGAACTTAACCTACCAGGCACAGTTGTTAATGATGAAGTTTCAAAAAAAGAAAAAGAATTAGAAGGCACTAAAAAATCTGGAAAACCAATCCCTATGTATACTCTTCTTGAGTGTCATGTGGATCTAGATTTAGAAGGCTTCGAAGACATTGATCCAGACGGCGAGCCGACTGGTATCAAGTTACCCTACATCGTAACTGTTGAAGAGGGTAACGGAACGGTTCTTTCGATAAGAAGGAACTATGCGCCCAACGATCCAAAAAAACAAAGGGTCCAATATTTTGTCCACTTTAAATTTCTGCCAGGACTAGGATTCTACGGATTTGGATTGATACATATGATTGGCGGATTGAGTAGAACTGCAACAGTCGCTCTCCGCCAATTATTAGATGCAGGAACATTATCAAATTTACCCGCAGGATTTAAACAAAGAGGTGTAAGAGTTAGAGATGAAGCATCACCAATACAACCAGGTGAATTTAAAGATGTGGATGCACCAGGCGGCAATCTACGTGAAGCTTTCTTCCCTCTACCATACAAAGAACCATCACAGACTCTATTACAATTAATGGGTATTGTGGTTCAAGCAGGTCAAAGATTTGCAGCCATATCTGAAATGCAGATGGGCGAAGGTCAGTCGAACGCAGCTGTAGGTACAACGATAGCTCTTTTAGAGAGAGGATCTAAAGTTATGTCAGCAATACACAAAAGATTATACGGCTCTATGAGAAAAGAATTTAAATTATTATCTTCTGTCATTGCAACATACTTACCACCAGAATATCCTTACGATGTTCCAGGTGCTGCAAGAACAATTAAACAAGCAGACTTTGATAGCAGAATAGATATTCTGCCAGTAGCAGATCCAAATATATTTTCTATGTCACAAAGAATTACATTAGCTCAAACACAATTACAATTAGCTACATCAAATCCACAAGTTCATAACATGTACAATGCATACAGAGGTATGTACGAAGCTATTGGTACAAAAAATATTGATCAAATTTTACCGCCGCCGGCACCTGTGCAACCATTAGATCCAAGTATGGAACACATTATGGCTTTAGGTTCGAAACCTTTTCAAGCTTTTCCTGGTCAAGACCACAGAGCACACATCTCAGCACACTTAAACTTTATGTCAACGAACATGGTTAGAAATAATCCTATGGTTATGGCTGCGATACAAAAAAATATTTTAGAACACATTTCAATTATGGCAAATGAACAGGTGCAATTAGAGTTTAGAGAACAATTACAACAAGTTCAGATGATGCAACAGCAAGCTGCTATGAATCCGCAGGTCGCTGCACAGGTTCAAGCCTTAACACAAGAGATAGAAGCAAGAAAAGCTGTGTTGATTGCAGAGATGACTGAAGAATTTATGAAAGAAGAGAAGAAAATTACCTCTCAATTTGATTCTGACCCTCTATTAAAACTAAAAGCAAGAGAAGTTGACCTTAGAGCGATGGAAAATGAACGTAAAAAGGTGGCTGATGAGAAAAAAGACGATTTAGACAGAGCAAAACTAATGCAAGCTAAAGATATTTCTGAAGATAAGATGGATCAGAACGAAAAATTAGCAAAATTAAGAGCTGGAGTATCACTTGCAAAGAGTGAAAAACAAGGTATAACTTCTATTGAGGTAGAAGAGTAAAATAAGGAGCAAAAATGCAAAAATTAGATAAGATTAAGCCAGTAAAAGTACAAGACCAGCAAGTTGAAATAGATCCTAGATCTAAAACGACAGCTGATGGTGCTTTTAACCTTATTGGTACAGGAAAACCTGAAATGCCAGTAGGCGGACAGAAAAGAATGTTGGCTGAAAAGAAAAGAAACTCAAAAGCGTACTAATGGCTTGGTTCAGTCTAGCAAAAATTGCTTTACAGGCTGGAAGTAAGATTTATTCCAACCGCCAGAAGACTAAAATGGCTATGTCTGATGCACAATTAATGCATGCTGAGAAAATGGCTCGGGGTGAGGAAACTTACCAAGGCAAATTGCTAGAAGCTAGACAAAACGATTATAAGGACGAATTTGTGCTCGTTATAATCTCAGCCCCTATCATTGTGTTAATGTGGGCAGTCATGTCGGACGATCCGACAGCCATGGAGAAGGTAAAATTGTTCTTCGAGTACTTTCATGAGCTTCCAAAATGGTTTACCAATTTATGGGTACTTGTAGTTGCGTCAATTTTTGGTATAAAGGGAACACAAATATTTAGAAACGGAGGAAAAAAATAATGTTTAAAAAATTTCAAACTGGATTGCAGATTGCAAAGACGATTGCATCGCCAATTACGCATGCAAAAAATATAATTAAATCAAAGTTTTCAAAAACAGGATCTACAATTAAAAGTGTCAAACCTAAAGCTACATCTGATGCGAGTAAAAGATTTAAATCAAAAATTGAACAAACAAAGAAAGCGATTAAAAAAGGAACTGATGATTTTAAAAAAGAAAACCCTGATCGTGCAATATCAGATAAGCAAATTAAAGCAGTTCAACGTGAACAAACGGAAAAGTCTAATAAAAAAACTAGAAAAGAATTTTTAAGAGAGCCTAAAAAAACAGGCGGAAGAATTGGTTACAAAGGTGGAAAACTTGTAGGCAATCAGAAAAAAATTGATGTAGCATCACCTTTTGGAACTATTAACAAAAAAGATTTTAAAGTTTTACAGGCAAAGAATAAAAACAAAAAGAAGGTAATAGGCTAATGAGTCTATACGCAAACATTGCTGCTAAAAAAGCTAGAATTAAAGCTGGCTCTAAAGAGAAGATGAGAAAAAAAGGTGCTAAAGGTGCACCGACTGCGAAAAATTTTAAAAGAGCGAAACAAACAGCGAGAGCATAATGACTAAACTCTGTCCTAGAGGAAAAGCCGCAGCGAAAAGAAAATTCGATGTATACCCAAGTGCATACGCTAACGCCTACGCAAGTAAAATTTGTGCAGGTAAAATAAAAGACCCATCTGGTACAAAAAGAAAAGATTTTAAAGGACCTAAACCATCTAAAGCTATGGGCGGTAGAATACCTTATGGACAAGGTGGCGGAGTCTGCAAAAAAGGAATGGGTAGGGCTTACGGAAGAAATTCGTAATGGCTGGTCTAAAAGAATGGTTCAAACAAGATTGGGTCGACATAGGCTCCAAGAAAAAAGGTGGGGGTTTTAATAAATGTGGAAGAAAATCTACAAGTGGATCAAAACGAAAGTATCCAAAGTGCGTGCCTGCTGCAAAAGCAGCAAGTATGACAGACTCTCAGAAGCGGAGTGCCGTTGTAAGGAAAAGAAGTAAAGCACAAGGTGTTGGTGGTAAACCAACAAATGTTTCAACATTTTCAAAAAGAAAGAAAGTCATGATGGGTGGATTCATGGGTAGAAGAATGGGAGTAAGATAGTGAGAAGACAAGATAAAATGCCCGCAAGAAACAAAAAGAATTTCAGATCTACAAAATCTGGAGCAGGAATGACTCGAGCCGGTGTCGCTTCCTACAGAAGAAAAAATCCCGGTTCCAAACTAAAAACAGCGGTGACTGGAAAAGTTAAACCAGGATCTAAAGCTGCAAATCGACGTAAGTCGTACTGTGCAAGAAGCGCAGGCCAAATGAAAAAATTTCCTCAGGCTGCAAAAGATCCTAATTCAAGACTTAGACAGGCTCGCAGAAGATGGAAATGCTAAATGCAATTAGAAACAACAATAAATCGTTTAATTAGATACATAAATAAACGTACAGAAGAGTTGTCAATAGCCGTAACGTCCGGAGGTATTGACAATATGGAAAAATATAACTATATAATAGGACAAATAACAGCCCTAGAGGCAACTAAACAGGAACTCTCTAACCTGCTAAATGATAAGGAGCAACATGGAACAATCATCGACATCAAAGATAAAACTACCGAATAAAAAATTGGTAGGAGTCACAGAAACAAAAGAAAAAGATTTTACAGCAGAAGATTCAAATAAACTACCGCAGCCAACTGGTTGGAGGATGTTAGTTTTGCCTTTCAAAATGAAAGAGAAAACTAAAGGTGGGTTAATACTTGCCGAGGCAGCCTTAGAGAGACAACAAGTTGCGTCGCAATGTGGTTTAGTTTTAAGAATGGGTCCAGATTGTTACAAGGATAAGGAAAAATTTCCTGAAGGTCCTTGGTGCAAAGAACAACAGTGGGTAATGTTTGCCCGTTATGCTGGATCAAGAATAAAAATTGAGGGAGGAGAGATACGTCTGCTAAACGACGACGAAGTTTTAGCAACCATCGAGAATCCAGAGGATATCTTGCATGAATATTAAAAACATAGGAGGAAACTATGCCAACTGAAGAAAAAATGGTTGATCTAGATACATCCGGCGAAGGTGCTGTGGTTAATCTAGAGGAACAAAAAGACGAATCGGTTGTAGAAACCGAAGCGCCTAAAAAAGAAGACGTTAGTGAAGAACCAGTAGAAACGAAACAAGAAGAAGTAAAAGAAGAACCAAAAAAAGATGACGAACAACTTGAAGAATATAGTAAAGGTGTTCAAGGTAGAATTGCAAAACTTACACGTAAAATGCGTGAAGCTGAAAGGCAAAGAGATGCAGCTACTGAATATGCAAAATCAGTTGAACAAAGAAGACAGGCTTTGGAAACAAGGTTTGAAAAAACTGATGCTGACTATATTAAAAAGTTCGAAACAAGTATCAACACTGGTTTAGAAGCAGCTCAAAAAGAACTTGCTGCAGCTATATCTGCTGGTGATGCTGAGGCACAAGTACAAGCAAACAAAAGAATTGCTACACTTGCTTTTGAAAACGCTAAGTTAGAGCAAAGTAAATCTGTAAGAGAAGAAAAAGTATCTAGACCTGCAGATGTTAGAGCTCCAGAACAACCTAGAACTCAAATGCAAGAACCAAGCGATCCTAGAGCTGAATCTTGGGCTTCAAAAAATTCATGGTTTGGACAAGATAGAGCCATGACATATACAGCGTTCGAAATTCATAAGGATTTAGTTGAAAAAGAAGGTTTCGACCCTAATTCTAATGAATATTATGTTGAAGTGGATAAAAGAATCCGTGTTGACTTTCCGCATAAATTTGCTACAACTGATATTAGAAACACGACCGACCCCGTTCAGACGGTGGCTTCAGCAAGAAGAAGTGTAAGGCCTGGTCGCAAAACTGTGAAACTCACATCATCACAGGTAGCAATCGCTAAAAAATTAGGTGTGCCACTCGAAGAGTACGCAAAACAATTAAAAAACACGGGAGGAGCGTAAAATGGAAAAAGAAAAAAATACATCTCGTGCGAGCCAAACACGGTCAAAGTCTGAAAGACCAAAAGTGTGGGTTCCACCATCATCTCTAGATGCACCCCCTGCGCCTGATGGATTCAGGTACAGATGGATAAGAGCCGAAGTAGGAGGCTTTCAAGATACGAAAAACGTAACTGGACGATTAAGAGAAGGTTATGAATTAGTTCGTGCCGAGGAAGTTGAAAATGCAGGTGACTATCCAATTCTCGAAGACGGGAAATACAAGGGAGTGATTGGGGTTGGTGGCCTTCTACTTGCGAAGGTACCGATCGAGATCGCGCAGCAACGTCAAGACTATATGACTAATCGTCATAAAGACAGAAGCGAAGCAGTAGCAAACGATCTTATGAAGGAGCAGGATAGTAGAATGCCTATCAACGTTGATAGACAATCTCGTGTAACCTTCGGTGGTACAAAGAAATAAAATTATTTCGTGGGTTAATCCCTATCACTGAATTAACGTTAATCAGTCTATGGCAACATGGACACAAGGAGAAACAACATGGCAAACAAAAACAAACAAGGTTTTGGACTTATTGCTGCGGGTATGCTCGGACAAACTCCGGCTACACAAGGCTTAGGTAAGTACA